GGATCAATAGGAACTAATTCAACGATTCCCTTACGAATATCATTTTTATCAATTTTCTTATAATAAAATAGTTTGGAATCAATATACCATTTTCTAAAAATATCTGGAGCTTTATTTGAAAAATCCATCAAGCGTAATAGATGGTTGTATTCAGAATAAATTTTTGTTTTAATTGTTTCTGACAGATTCACGTGATCCAAATTTAACTTTACTGGCTTTCGATCTTGATCCATCACAATTGCTTCGTTTGTGATATCTTCAATTGCGGCATCCACTTCAGGATACAGAGCCATTGCTCTATAATGCTGAATCATTTGATTTTCGTCGCGGACAGCTCCGGAGAAATCAACAAATGTACCAAAAACACCACCAGTTTCTAGAACATACGATCCATCATACGAATCTGGAGTTAAAATGTCACCAGCAGGTTTTAAATCTTCTGGCTTGGTTTTGCCTAGCTTATATCCAAATAGTTCAAATTCCATTATGTAATCCTATAAAAAATATCATTATGTTCCATTTGTAGTAGTAATTGGAGCACCATCATATGTATAGTGACTATACACCATAGTAACAGCAAACGAATTTAACACGTTATCTTGGCTCATATCAAGAGTTAGTGGACCAACAGCAATAGGCCAAACATTAAATAACTTAAATGTTCTTCCAGGTAATGTATTGGTCGTACTAGAACTTGTTACTGAAATTTCACCATTTGTTGGTAATAATTTTATCGTCCAAGCATTACCCCATAAACTATTTGGATTTGTAGTAGCTTTATCATTTACTTTAGGATATGTTGTTATGTTTCCACCGTGAGAATTGATTCTGTCATGCCAATCATGAAATGCGCGATACAAATTAGAAGTTCCCCCGCTTGGTGAGCTATCGTGATCGTCTAAAATTGTTATCTGCCAAGGTTGATATGTTCTATCGCCAGCATAAGTAACAGTTCTACCTCTATGATTGATCGCAATAGGACCAACTGTGGATTCTGGTAAAGATGCAGATCTAATATGAAAAGCACTGATAGGATTTAATCCGACTAGATCAGCGCCTGGATTAATATTACCTTCTACCAAAAAACGATTAAGGCGAGTTCCACCTTTAAACGCATTTATAAAATCATTTATTGATTGACATTGCTGTGGCATTGAATTTTTTCCTATTAATTAATTGTTGTTGTGCTTAACGTAGTACCATCATCATTATTAATTAGTGTTAGTGTGACTGTTTCAGCAATTGCAGGAATACTCAATCGCACATCAACTCGAAGTGTTGTTGTTGATTGATTGTTATCAGCATCACACTGAACAGTATACGATATTGATGATGTACCAAGACCAGTAAATATTTTTGATAAAGCAGAATCTACATCATTATAAACTATATTCCGAGTGCTTTGATTATTTTCTGTGAATAAATATTTTCTTAGTATTGGAGATAGTGTTCGCTTTATAGAGTTTACTAAAATTGAAATATTTAAACGATTTACTGCTGAAGTTGAATCGTTTTTAAATGTTTTATTACCCATCAAGAAAATACCAGAACCTGGATATTGTCGTATTGGATTAATATTATTTGTTGTTAAATTGCTAGCTTCTGAGTCTGTAAAATATTGTGTTAAGCTTACAGCATTTTTAATTACTTTTGTGTCTCCTTGCCCAGCAACCACTGTAAGAATATTAGTATTATTTGAATTTAAAGCTAAAAGACCAGCAATATCTGGACTCATATTAATTGTAACGTAACTGCTCGGCCATAGAGTACTCGTAGAAATTTTGGTATCTATTTGTTTTCTACCCGCAATAAAAGCCACATATTCACTATTACCTGTGGTTATTCCAAAATCATTTGTTATACCGCCAGAAGCAACGTATGTTGCTGAAATATTAGTAATATCGTTTTTATTACCAATTAATGCTATACAATCTTGTCTGGTTTGAGCTATATGTTTAGCGGCTACAGCAGAAAAAGTAGTTCCACAATCAAAAACAACATCCATATTTGCTAATGAAGTATTGTGTAGTGGAGTATTTGTCATACTAAAAGCAGTATATCCACCGGTCGAACCTGTACCACCAACATAACAAGTACCAAATCCATAATCAAGGTATTGGTATACACTTAACCATTCGTTTTTCCAAGCTCCGGTTGGACCTGTGGTGTAACCTTTTTTGGCTAAAGCATTTAACCATGCGGTTCTATCTGTAACGGTAAGTAATCCTGATTCTTTTTCCGCAGTTACCCCTAGTGTGTAAACTAAGCCATTTACCGATAAAGTTCCTGCTTTAAAGTCGTATGCCATAATGTTCCCCTATTATAATCATATTTATAATTTTTTATAGTTTGGAATCGTCGTCGTTTTGGTCATAACCGCTTATATAACCAAAACTAAACCAGTCATCATCTTCTATTTTTTTAATTTCTCCGTCAAAAAGCTCTTTTCTAATGTCTATATTTGTAATTTCTTTGAAATACCCCTGCTTGGTTAACCAAGCAAACAAAACTAGACACATAACCAAATCGTCGGTATGGCCTTCATCCGCAGCAAAAGTATTGTATTTGGCAACAAAGGATAAAAGTTCTTTGATGATTTCTTCGTCCTCAATCAACAATTTATCTTGTTCTATCAGACTCTTTAAAATAGAACAACCTAGTTTTTTTACCGTAACGGTAGTTCTAACACCAAATAGGGATTCTCCCTTACCAAAACCACCATTTAAAACCATGCCGCTACGACCTTTATTGGTACTCATAAGAATGTTATCGTATTCTAGATCGTAGTGTAAAATGTCTGCTACTTGTCCGCCAATATCGTTTACTTCCACTAAAACGTAAGCATCTTTGTATTTTTTACCAAATGCAGCAATAACGGTAGGTAACAACATGGGTGAGATTAAATTGTTTCTATATTTTGCTACAATTTTATATGGAGCTTCTGTGATATCAAACATCACAATCGCACTATAATCTTTACCTTGGCCTCTAGACGTATCTACAGTCATCACATAAACTCTATTCTCTTTAGGTTCTTCGTATATCCAAAGACCTTCCTTTGAACGAGACAAGGGCCTTTTAGCGTTCAATACGTGTAGTTTGGCGGTTGAAATCAAAGTATTAGATGAACCGATAAAGTCACAATCATATTCACTTTGAAACTTTTGTTCACCACCAGCACCACCACCCAACTGTTTGATTGTTCTCTGTTTCCATTTATCGTCTCGAAGAGGACCACCAGAATATAAAGGTACTTGAGTCCAATGAACTTCAATTGGTACGTATTCGTTTTTGCCTTCTTGGCCTAAAGCTTTGGTTGCTCCTTGCCACAGATTATAAAACATATTTAATCCGTTTGGAGTCGAAACAATAATAACTTTAGTTGTTTGACCTGAAGTAATGGTAGGATAAACTGAAGTAAAGAATTCGTCTGCTACGTTTGGTGGAACGTGAGCAAACTCGTCCAAGAAGATTACGTTAAACGAACCGCCACGGACAGCAGAAGCAGACGTTGCAGAAGCCATAACTCTAGAGCCATTTTCTAAAGCAATAGAAGTTTTATTCCATTCTACTACGCCGTGTTGAAGCCATTTAGGAAGATACTCGTAAGCTTCTTTCAAACGCTTCATAATTTCTGTAGCAGTTTTTAACTTGTTAGCTAAAATTGCTATATTTACGTTTTGATTAAAAATTAAATAGTGAACCATCCACGCTACTGTGGTTGTTGTTTTGCCGGTTTGACGTGGTAGTTTAGCAATCACATAACGATTATTTTGAATAGTATTAACAATTTTTTCCTGATAATCATATAGTTCAAATGGTTCAAGACCTTTATCTAAAGTTACAATCTTGATGTATTTTTTAATAAAATAAACAGGATCATTAGAGCATTTTATGTACTCTTCAACCTGTTCTTTTGAGAATTCTATTTGTGTTCCAATCTCTTTGAGATTAGGATTACCCAAATATCCTGATTTTTTCTTATAACCCATTTGTATTATCTAAAAAAGTTTGGCTAGCTAAAGCCTTATTTCTACTTCGATCTTTATTAATTAAATCTTGTAGTTCACTAGTAGAACCAACGTATATAGAATTATTTGTTGTATTCTTTACATTCACTGTTTCTTTTTTGACTGCTTTTGCTTTTTGATGTAAATCAAGAAGATCTTTATTCATGTCTGCAACAGTTTTTAAAAGTTGAGATACGACTTCGTAAGCTCTTGGAGAATCACCAGCTTTAGCTACTTTAAGAATTTCTTCTATAGCTTCTGAGCCATTAGAGATAAGCATTTTAATATTATCTTTAGCGTATTCAAAATCTTTATCAAGTGTTTTTTCTGCTTTATCGTCTATTGGTTTTGCTTTAATTTCAGCAGGACCAATAAAATCAATACCTAAAGAATCAGAAATAATATCATCAGTCATAATCAATCTCCTAATATATCATAATTAATAGAATAGGTAATTCCTAGTGCTGTATTTGTTATAAAGTCTCCAGTAGAACCAACACTATTAAACACGTATGATTTTGCTGTAAACAAAAAGGTACTAGTTACCACTCTTCTTGTACTAAAATCGCCTTCGTATTCTTGAGTTAAATTAGTTTGAGCTAGCACAATAGGAACATCTACCTTTTTGTGCAGATCTGTAAAATTCATAGTAATAACAAATTCTGGTGTAAATTGTGGTAAAATTTGTTCTACTATTTGAAGATTTTCTTCAATATTTCTTGTATAAGCATATACACCAAAAGTAAAATTGTACGGTACTTCCATGAAAGATGTCCCGTAGGCATTTGATGTTTTTTTGTTTAATTTATTCAATTTGCGTAGCGGATCGTACACCATATTTGTCATTTCAAATGCAATTTGTGGTGTGTTTAATTCAACGCGAGTTTGATCACTAATTGAACTGGGAAGAGTTAAACGCTTATAAAATTTTTCTTTGGGTGCGTAAGTTAAAGGAACAAGTGTGTCCCGGTCACCACCACCTTTGTTTTGTTGCATAATATGAATATTATTAAACAAAGAACCAAAACCAATAACCAATTTTCGTATAGAAGCATTATTGTAATAAGTAAACATCAGTAGTTACCTTCCGAAAATGGATCAGTTTCAGTGAAATCTAAAATATCAAATGTGGCAGACTCTTCTGTATTGAGCCGATCAAATTCTAAATTCTCACCAGTAAGACCGCGATCATCTTTTTGAACCGCATCAACATCAGTATTGCCTGTAATAAATTCTTCTTCGTTGTAGTTGTATAGTTGACAGGTTAATCTGTAAGAGTATAGTTTACCCATTTGATAAAACGGGTTTTCGTGTTCAACAAAGTTAATTTCAAATATTGCTTTTGCTAACGGAAAAAATAATAAATCACCTTCACGTGGTCTTGTGATTTGTGGTAATCGAGCCTGTATTTCTTGAATAAAACGTTTTTTGGCTACAGTTAGATAAAAGTCGTCTTTAATTTCAATACCAAACTTGCTGGCAATATCACCTTGACCAGGAAATCCAGTTGCAGAATCAATATACATTTCTATAGGAATAGCTGTTTGATAATACAATCCTTTTTGTTCACCGAATAAAATATCACTGATAATATCAGGTTGCCAGTTTTCTCTGGGAATGTAAAGTATATCTCTACCCATTGTTTTTATAATTTCAATGGTTAGATCTTCTACAAGATTCTGTTCTTCAGAATAGTCTTTAAAATAAGGATTAATTGCCATATTAACCTGTCATAAAATCTATCGGTAGCTCATAGTTCATGGTCATTTCTTGTTCTATGGCGGCAATTT